CTGTCAAATGCAGAAACCGCGCCCCCATCATTTTACGCAAACCTAATAATCACGTAGTTAATATAAAAAAAATAAGCCCCTTTGGGCTAGTGTTACGGTACCAATATAACGGCTACCACACAGGCAGCTTATATACTTTTTTACTGATACATTAATATTGGGTTTACCCTGTAACTATTATTAGTATACCACATGGTTATCATTTGTCAATATTTTTTGTTGCCGCAACCTCTTTCATTGTTACAGTATCTTTACCAAACTTTCTTCTTGGAAATAATTCTACGGTATCTATTTTAGATTCTATTATATCATAGTACGACTTGTACCCATGCTCATAATAAGCAAAAATAGCATTTGCTATATAATCTGCTGCTTGAACTATATAAGCTGATTTGCTACTTGAATCCATATATTTAACACTTATATCTGAATTTAATCTTTGTGTATAATTAATATGTATTTTTATATACTCTTCAAAAGAATTTATAGATTGGACCTTTACAGTTTTATTATCTAGTATTAGGTTAACTTTATTATTTCTAAATATATTTTTAAAATTATCCAATAAAACACTAAGTAAGTAATTATACAAACAATTTTTATCTTCCATCAATTTTTTATCAATCCATATTTTATCTGCAACAATATACGATATTTGAATATTCTTTTCAATTATTGCTTTATAAATAATCTCTTTTATCCAAGGTTTACATGAATTTGCTTTAAGTTCATAGCCATTCCATTTAGTATTTTTATAAGTATTCTTTATATGTAATAAGACCTTTTTCATCTTATTCTCTAATTGTTTTGGATTTTTTGTTAATATACATGCTATTACAAAATATCTATCTTTAACTCCTAAATTTCCTGATTCATCAAAGTATAAATAATATTCCTTCATTTTATTCCTCCTAGCCCATAAATAGTATTATATCATCATTATTAATAACTAACAACAACTTATCCACATCATTATTAACAACTTGTCCACAGTATTATCCACAATCATTATAAAATCAAAAAGGCTAGAGAACTTAATCCCTAGCCTTAATAATTAATCTACTATTTTTTTTATTTCTTCTAATTTAACTTCTAACTCTTCAATCCTCTTTTTCATTGCAGCATCACTTTCATTTTTATAAATCTTTCTATTTTCACAGAATCCATATTGTAAGTAATGATCTATCCCACTTGTATAAGTACCTTTCTTAACTGCTGCAGCTACATCAGCATTAAGTTCTAAATAAGCACCTTCATTATACTCTTCTGGTATAGGTGGTAAAGCTAATCTACCCTCTTTCTTTCCATAATCAACATAGTGCTTATATGGATCATCTTTATAAGTTGCACTATTTGCTATATCAGAATATCTTTTTAAATACCAATTTTTACTGAATACATACATAGAATAATTCATCTCCTCTTTAACTTCTACTGTTCCATTTAGTTTATTTTTAAAAGTTGTCCATCTATTCCAATTATCAGCTGACCAGTTAGGACATATCTTACGACTAGCATCATAGTGTCTTACAATATTAGAAATAGATATATTGTATTTTGACATTAAATATTTAACAAGTTCTAAAGCATTAGTTTCTGTTTTCTCAGATATAATTCTACTTGAATTACAACACATTTCTATCGAAATAGAATTTTGATTAGTAATTCCATATTGACCTTTACCATCTCCTACTGACCAAGCTGAATTAGATTCTTCTACTGATTGCCAGATAGAGTTATCATCTACAAAATAATGTGCACTTGCATTTCTATCGCCACCATAAAAATAATCAACATTATTCTTTGCAGTATCTCCTTTATTCCCTGTATAATGCAATACTATATACTTTATACTATTACCATTTCTACTTGAATAATTGTAAGAACTTATTTTTCTTTGAATTGGCAACATTTAATCACTCCCTTTTAATTCTTTCTTTTCTCCATTTTTAAGTTGAACTAAAGCTTCTTTTAACTGTTCCGGTATCGGTAATCCAATTGAGGAACAGTTTTCCAATAAACTTATTGACTCGTTCGCTATGTAAAAATAGCAAATAAGTGTTCTAAATGCCCATGTACCTGTATTAAGTAACCTATCTAACAATACAGCAACTATAAGAACTATAAATATAACTGCTTTTCTTGCTATTCCTTTTAATCCTACATCTGATGATACTTCTTTATTTATAAAGGCTCTTATTACCCCTGTGCAATAATCTAATGCCATAAAGCAAACCAATACCATTAATGTCGTATCCCAAGCACCAAATAACCAAGTTAATGCAGTTCCCACAATTGCTACAACTCCTTTTAAATAATTCAATAAATTATCCATTTTTTACACTCCTTTGTTTAAAGGATTGCCATACCCATCTAATCCTATTTCTTTAAGAAGTGCTAATGTAGATTCCTTATATTTTATCGGCACTTCATCTATAGTTATTTCTTTTTTATATATTAAATTTCTATATACTTTTGCCATTGTTTACCTCCATTAACTCCAATACCATATTAGCTAGTTCTACTAAAGCCATTTCGTGATCTGTATCAGCCGATTCAAGTTTTTTTATCTTATCTTCAATATTATTCTTATGTTCTAGCGAAGATATTTGTTTAACTGAATAATTTATAGTTATTGTGTCTTTAGTTTCACTATATCCATCAATTGCTAAATATTCGCTAGATTTATCACAATTTGGTTTTTCATCAATAACTTCTTTAAACCCATAATTCTTCATTAGTGCTATATTTTTATTGAAGTTTACTATTAACCCACCAGAGGGCATAACATAATTCAATGGAGCATATTCTAATACACCATTACTTAATCTTGCATATAACATATTTATCTCCTTTTAACTTAAAAACATTTTAGTAATTTTTATTTCAGTATCAACTTCTTCTGAACCACTTAATTGTATTTGCAATGACATATATGGTCCATTCATGTAAACAGGAAGGTCTAATGCAAAATGAGTGTCGTCAATTAAACAGTTATTCAAATAAATTGGGTCACCACCACAAGCAAACCAAGTTTCACTCCCCCCTACAATTGCAACTCCTTCCAATCTTAAATTAGTACCAATTCCTATGACAGGTAAAGAATTGTCATAAAACACAGAGTAATTTGCAAAGGATTTAATTATAAGACAGTTATTTTTATATTCATAATCACAACCTCTAGTTGTCCAAGAATTAATAGTTGTTATATCTCCCAACAAACCACCATTGTTAAGAGTACCACTTTCATCTATTCCGACATTATTTTTTAAAATATTATTAAATAGCAATTTTTTACTCATATTGAATTATACCTCCAAGCCATTCTGTAGTATAAGTTAAAATTAGCTCATAACTTTTATTAGCTACTATGTTAGGTTGAGATTGCCATCTAATTGGAGGGAAAATTAAAGTCAAATCATAATTCATTGAAAAGAATAAATGAATTTGAGTGAATTTTGAAACATTTGGCAACATAATAGTAGTGTCTTGTTCTAAGGTAGCTAGTTGGAACTTATCTGTAGTAAGGGTTAACATATTTCCGTTGGTATTTATTTGTACCAAATTATCTTCTATTATAATTGCTTCACCTTTATCTCCTTTAGGCCCTTGTGGTCCTACATCCCCTTTATCTCCTTTAGGACCCATTTCTCCAGTATCACCTTTATCTCCCTTCGGACCAACATCTCCTTGTTCACCCTTATCACCTTTAAGACCTTGAGGACCAGCCTCACCTGCATCTCCCTTGTCACCTTTTGGACCCTGAGGCCCTATCTCACCTTGTTCTCCTTTTATTTCATCTAAAGATAAGACACTAGTCCATCCAACACCTGAAGGTTGTCCAGCATATCTCCATTTTAAATAACCGTCAGCAACTATAAGTTCGATTTCTCTTCCATCAGCACCTACATTACCCTTAGGACCTTGTGGACCAACATCCCCTTTATCTCCTTTAGGTCCTTGTAACCCTTGTGGACCTGTTTCACCAGGTAATCCTTGAGGTCCTACTTCACCTTGTGGTCCTGTTAAACCAGTATCTCCTTTTTCACCTTTTTCTCCTTTTTCACCTTTTTCTCCTTGTGCCCCTACTTCACCTTTAGGCCCTTGTGGTCCTTGTGGTCCAGTTTCACCTTGGTCTCCCTTAGGTCCAGCTTCTCCTTGATCTCCTTTTTCACCCTTAGGACCTGTTAAAGTTCCACTATTTAGTTTCTCTTGAAATGTTTGACCATCTAAGAATGTTACTTCGTCAGCGTTATGAGTATGATTTTTATTTGCCTTATTGTTAAGCTCAGCTTTAGTTGCATATCCACTTAAGTCAACTTCACCACCGCCCAATGAAGCTTGAGCTATCTTGTTTGTAACAAATTCTTCGGTAGCCAATCCATCTATATTTGGAATTATTGGTTTATTGATTAAGCTATCATAATCTCCATCGAAATCACTCTTATTATCCCATTCAACTAATTTTTCTTCTGTTATTTTGTCTAATACTGATTTGTTGTCATGGTAATGTAAATCACTATTATTTGCTTTAGTATTTATTAAATCTTTAATAATTGTGTCATCATAATTAGACAATTTAGATAGTTTTTCTTTTTCCTCATCTGTGAAATCATTAGAAGATAATTCTTTACCTTCCACTTTATCTACTTTACTGTTAAGGTCAGATTTAGTTGCATATCCACTTAAATCAACTCCGCCGCCATCTACTCCACCTGCATTGCAATTATCAATATGTTCATCTAACTTTGTGTTTATAGCTTTAAATTGCGAACCTAATTCTTTAGTCTTTTCTTCTAGATCTGCTGCTTTCTTTTCTACATCTTTTGTAATATCTTTTATTTTTAATTTTTTAGTCCCATCGCTACTAACTAAAACATAATCATTATCTGTTATAGGCGTTTGCTTAGTAGGTAAATCTTTTATTAATATTGTATTTAATATCGTCATTAAATCACTGCTCCTTATCTTATCAATACAGTTTCCTCATCTGTTAATAACACATTACCATCATCACTTAGAAGAATAGTTGGATAAATAATATCCTCCCCGTCCCATTCTTCATTTATCGAATTTTTTATTTCAAACTGGAATTCAGGCAATGTTACTTTATAATTATCTTCATCTAATAACACTATCTGCATTTTTGAAATGCCTATATGTTGTGTGTATGTTTTATCCAAATGGAACGTTATTAGATTATCTTCAATATCCATAGCTTCTACACTATCTATCCCATAAGGGGTTTCTATTAAAAGAATAGCATGTGTAGCTCCATTTAGCGGTACTTCTCTAAGTCTACTTATATTATTTTTATACTCAATGCCCAATTGAAAAATTTCAAATTTTAAATCAAGAGCATCATTTTTAAAAAACCTTAATGGATTATCAAGATCGCAGCTATATCCAGCCTTTACTGTTAATTTAACTTTTTTAAATAACATTACATATATCCTTTCTATTTATATTTGTAATATAAAAAAAGAGCCTTAAAAATAAGACTCTCTCCCCTTAGATTCTTTCTTTAATTTTATTTTCTAATTGCAAAATTAAATTATTTGTTTCTTCATCTAATACAATAAAACTTTCTTTGTTGTTGCTAGATACTATAGTTCCTTTTTCATCAACCTCACTTGTAGTGTAAGTAATTCTATTACCTACACTATCCTTTACAATTGCAAATCCTGTTAATATCCTCATAAAATTTATTCCTCCATCATTAATAATATTTCTTCTAAATTAAATGTTAAAGTGTCCAGCAAACTTTCTTCAGCAGTTTCAATCATAAAATCTTCATCAGAAAATGTTTTTAAGCCATCAACTGTAAAGTTATTAATTTCTACAACATCCAATCTGCTGTTTTCATGGTTTATTCTTTTAGCTTTAACTTCCCAGCTGAATTCAGTTCCTACAGCCCCTTTAACTATAAAGTGGGTATTGTGTCTTTCTATGCTATTAATAACCCCATTGTAAGCCTGTGTAAACACATGATATTGTATGTTTGTATTAACACACTCTTGAAATATATCATCTATATAAACCACACATTCTCCATCTGAATTTATTTTTCCAAACCCTAAATCCCCATAATAACATTCAGTAGTTTCATAAGCATTTATAAGCCTTTCACCATAGTTCTTTGTTGCCTGTAAACAGTTTTTAGAGCCTGTAACTTGTAAATTGCCATTAACAACTAATCCTGAGCCATAGGTATATAAATTTTTGTCATTATTTTTAAGTAAAATTCTCCCATGATAATCATCTGTAGGATTTGAGGTAAAGTCAATAAAAGCACTATTACCATTACTTCTTATTTCCAACCCTTCAGCAGAATTAGGATTTGGTGACCTTAGTGTCAAGGTACTTCCTAATATCATAAGTCCTGTTGAGTTTGCTTCTCTAATAATTCTTACTGTATATTCCTCTGAGTCATTCTTGTTAAAATCAATATGACCTGCTCCACCATCAGTAGAAATTAACTTTAGTGATCTTACACCATTCCCCTTGTTTTGCATACATTCTCCAATACCAAAGACTTCAAGCCCCTGCAACCTCATCCAATTGTTCTGATTTATACTTGCAATTTCTGAATTGTTAGCAGATAGAACTTTAAAACAACCGTTTTTAATTGTTAAATTTCCGTTTGAGTCACCATCTAAAACAGTAGTTCCGGCTTTATTTTTAACCTTTAACGCACCATTGCTTACTGTGAATCCATTCTTATCCATTACAAATTGCGTTGTATTTATGCTTCCCGCTCCTCCAGTTATTGCTTCTGAAATAGTATTTACAATAGCAGTTCCAGTTATTTTACTTTCTACAGTACTAACTTTACTTTGCAGATTAGTAATGTTTCCGTTAATTGTTGTTGTAGTGCTTTCAATTATTTCTACTTTACTTGTTATAGTATCTGTTGTAGTTTTTATCTCTGCTACTTTAGTATTAATTTTCTCGTCAACTGCATTTATTTGGGTTGCATGTGAATCTAATGTACTTTCTGTACTAGATACTCTTTGTGTTATAGAACTTAAATTAATTTCTATAGTAGCAACTTGATTATTTATTGCAGTTATTTTTTTATCTACTGTAGAAATAGCTGAATTAATATCACTTTGCTCAACTTTTAAAGCGATACTATCTCTAAGTTGATTTATACTAGAACCTTGTGTACTAACTGTAGAATTTAATTCATTTATTTGCGATGTATGACTACTAACTGTACTCTTAGTTCCTTCTAAATCTCTTTGAACACTATTAACTTTAGTATCTACACTTGCAATATTACCTGTTAATTCATCTAGTTTTGTTGTATGTGTTCCTATAGTAGAATTAATGTAATCTACTTTAGAAACTGTTCTATTGTAGTCGTCCTTTAATTTAATACTTTGTCCATCTTTGGTAATTGTAGTGTCTTGAATTAATGTATTAATTTCCCCTTGATGAATATTAAGTTGAGTTGTATTACTTTCCGTTTGACTAACATTTTCATCTACAGTAGATTTTAATGAGTTAAAATGAACATCTAAAGTTTGGCTAGTTCCATCTAAAAGAACTTTGCTGCTATTTAATTTATGAGTATTACTATCTTTATTAAATTCTGTAACAAAGCTTTGCCAATTTATTTTTTTGCCACCTATAGCTCCATCTGCAACCATATCTTCTTTTATTAATCCATTTTCTATTGCATTACCAGTAATACCCCTAGTGTTGAATAGAATATCTCCATTTTCAGCCAAGATGTAGAAATCAAAATATCCCTTAGCATCTTTCCCGAGTTGGATTCTTATTCTATTGTTCTCGTCAATAAATTGCTGAGTAGAACCTACTAATCTCATTCCCCCATCTTTGCTATGAATGGTTATCATAGATGTATCTATCTCACCCGAAGTAAGCTTACTAGCCGATAAATCTAATATATTAGCGTCTTTAACAAAGATGGTTTGCATGTTAAGATTATCACCGGTAATTCCTCCAACTTGGATATTTTCACTTGATAAATTCCCATTAACTAATGTTTTTATATTAGCGATTTCCGAATTAAGTGAAGTTATGTTTCCTTGTACTGCATTTAACTCTGTTATATCAGCTTTGCCTATTAATGCATTATTTATTGTTGCATCTGCGGCTATTAAATTTTGTATATTTGCATTTATCGCGTTTAAGTCTGTTATATTAGCTTTTGTTGCATTTAATTCAGAAATATTTGCTATAACAGCATTTAACTCACTTATATTTGCTTTTTTAGCATATAATTCATCAATTCGAGCATTTACTACTGTTAAATCAGTAATCTTCCCTACACTTGCTTCGAAATCGTAAATTTGTTCTGTAGAAATACCATTTATTGTGCTTCCGTCTATAGTACCATCATCTGTAGTGATGTTATTTACTGTATCGCTTGTGTCTTGGAATTCTTTTTGTACATCCTCAAAACTTAAAACAGTATTTGCAATTTCAACTGTATTTTTTTGCGGTTCATCTGGATATTCTACTATCTTAACAATTCTTTGCTTTTCTCTAATTTTATTTTCTTTAGATACAAGTGTAATAATATCTCCTAGGCTATAGCTTAATATGTCTTTATAATTTTCCTTACTTATATTAGCTAAATCTATTATAGTTGCACTATATGCACGATATGGTTTAGATAATTCATCTAACTTAGCTTCAGCATCTTCAGTTAAACTATCTATATCAGTATATCTTTCATCTTTCCAAATGTATGTCTTAACTTTGTTAGAGTACTGGAAGTTTTCTAAAGTTACTTTTAAATCATCTTTTCCTTTAGCAATAATTTTAGTGTAGTAATCATAAGAATCGCTTTGCACATCTAAACTTTTTAAGTTTAAAGTATCTATAAAATAAACACCCTTATCAGATCCACGCTTTTCAAAAATGTTTATCTTTTTATTTAAAGTGTCAAACTCTAATTCACACCTATAAACCTTTTTAGCTTCCTGGATAATATCCCAGCTACTAGAGTTTGTTTTTCTTACAGTTCTTCTTCTAGTTACATCACAAGTTCCTACTATCCATCCAGTACCAGCTAAGGCTAGATTTATACAATCTATGATAGTTTCATTAGTGGTATCAAAAGATTCAAAAGCTTTCCCCTCCAAATCTTCTACATTAAGCTTAGCTTTCACTGATTTCCAGTTTCCTTGTGTAGATACTTCCTTTATTACAAACTCATCGGTTTTATTTCTTATATATCCTTCTTCTTTTATTTCTTTAGATAAATTTAAAGGATATAAAAAGGAAAGTGTTTTATCTCCTGTAGATAACTCACTTTCTATGCAATAATCCTTATATTGTTTTAATCCTTCTAATTTATTTTTATTTAATCCATAAAGCTGTAAAATAATAACACCTCCCTTTTTTTTTATTTAAGGAGATGCCTTATTCTTCTATCATAAAAGCTATTGCAGATAATTCAGCTGGAGAAATATTATAATTAGAATTTAATAAATCATCTAGCTTTATCATGTGTATATCCATTTCATTTTCTATCGATAACAACTCTTTTATATCTCTATTATAATCTTCAATATGTTCTTCTTTTAAAGGCACATTCCCATTTTCGTCAACCTTTAGTTTACCTTCTTTATCTTTTTCACCATATTTGTTAACAAGTTTAGCCGTTTCAGCATTATAAAATTTTAATTCGCTTTCTATCTTATTTACATTTTTGGAAATAGCATATGCAATCTTTATTGGTAATTGAGCATTATTTAATTTACTTAATGCATTAATTGTACTTACTATTCTTTCATTGCTTAATTTTACTTTCATAATTATATTTCAACCTTTCTTTTAAATATATCTAGGCTTGTACTTTATTTTTATATCACAATTATTTTTATTAACTATAATTGTATTTGCCCCTGGCTTTAATCTTGGGAAATCCCACATATCAGTGTCCCCATATTTATTAACTCCATCTACAGTTACCTTTTGTAATTCTCCATCTACAATAACTTTTTTATCAGCGGTTAAATTTTTTATTATAATAGGATCATCAGCTAATCCTTCTATTGTTATATCAACTAAATCGATTGTTGGTATTATTTCTATTATAGCTGGAGTTGTTAAATTACCATTTACATTTATATCTATAATTTTACTTGTGAATCTATCAATTTCTTCTGTTACTTCTTCTTTATATTCATATCCAATAAAATTTAATACTTTTTTATAAGCATATTTAGATTTAGTTTTTTCTGTATTAGTATCATTAAGAACAACGTTAAATAAATTTGTATATCCATCTAAATTTAAGGTAACTACTCCTAATAATTCACTAATTAAATTACTTATATTTTCTAATATTTCATCTCTAGAATTTCCCTTAAATAATAAGCATACATCTATATTCTTAAAAGAAATATTCCCATCTAAAAACATAGGTAATAATGCATTTATATTATATTCACTGTTATTGCTAATAGAAGAAGTAGAAATATCTACAGTTAACTGCTTAGCTCCATACTTTTTTATATCTAAACCATTTATCTTCATTATCTTCTACTCCTTCCAGCTAAGGCGAATTTATTATCTACCTTTTTATATGTGTAACTACTTATTTCCTCACTATCCATATAATTTTTTATTATTATAGTGTTAGAGCTTTCTGATCTAGTTTCATTTTTTACTATTTCTTGTATTTTTCTATACATTTCGTCAAGTGGCACTATTGCTTCAGCATTAGATCCTTGCCCATTGAATGCATCTCCAACCCCAATTCCATTTAATACAGTTGGTGATTTAAAAATACCTCCATTGTAATACCAATCTACTGAAACTTTAGGAATTGAAGGTGGTACTAAACTGAAACTACCAGTTATGCTGAAATGAGGTAATTTAAACATAGATTTAATACCATCCCATATACTTGTTATAGAATTAACTACACTTTTAAATGGAGATATTATCCCATCCCAAGCACTTTTAACACCATTAACAACATTATCCCATATAGAACTTATAGAACCAGTTAATCCATTCCATATAGACTTTATAGCATTACCAACACTTTCAAATATGTTTTTAAAGCCATTCCATATCGTTTTTATACTATTTACTATACTATTCCAAATACTAGATATGGTATTACATATCCCTTGCCATATAGTTTTAAAGAACTCACAAGTGGTATTCCAAAAATTTTTAATACCTTCTACTGCTGACTTCCATAATCCAGTAAACCAATCCCAACAACTTTTAAAAAATTCTACAGTTGTATTCCATGCTTGTTTTAATCCCTCAAACATGCTATAACATAGATTTCTAAACCATTCACACTTATTCCAAAGTACAACTAACGCTGCAACTAATGCTGTAATACCTATTATTATTAATGTTATTGGATTTAAACTCATAACAAGATTTAATGCTGCTTGGGCTGCACTCATTGCTGTAGTTGCTAATGTACTTGCCATAGTTGCTACTTTGTGTGCAATAAATTTAGTTGCACTTATACCAGCTTGTACTGCACTTTTTGCAAATTCTACTGATGCTTTACCTAAGTTTAAAGCAAAATTTCCTACTGCCTTTGCTCCATCTAGTGCCTTAGTACTAAAGTTTTTAATTGTTTCTATTGCATCACTACCAACCTTTTTTATATTCTTATAGGCTTTTACAGTATCGCTTATTCCTTTAGTTAATTTGCTAAATGCTCCTAATGCTACATTTAAAGTAATTACTCCTGCTCCAATTCCTGCAATAGTTTTTAATTGCTCCGAACTTAAATTACTTAACATTCCTGTTATTTTACTAAATCCTTCTGCAACCATGCTCGTTACTGGTGCTAATGTATCACCCATATTAATAGCACTATTTTTAACTTCATTTAACGATTGTTTTAACTTATTTCCAGTAGTATTATTAACTTTTTCAAATGCTGTATCTGTTGCACCTGCACTATTTTGCATATCACTTAATGTACTATTAAAAGCCTGTCCTGCATCAGTGGCTAATACTAAAGCGGCTTTCCCTGCTTCTGAACTGCTCCACAATTCACTCATAGCAAGTCCTGAATTATTTGCTTCTTGTTCAAGTATTGCCATGGCATCTCCAAGTGATACTCCACTTTCCATTAACTCTGCAAAAGATTTCCCTGTCTTTTCTTTTAATATACCTGCTACAGTACTACCACTATCTGATAATTCATTTAACATACTATTCATATAAGTTGTAGTTTCAGCTGTAGCAATACCCTTGGATGTCATTAATGCATATCCAGTACCTAATTGTTCAAGATTAACATTAACACTATTGGCTGTAGGTATTATCTTACCCATGGAGCTTGCTAGTTCTGCAACTGTTGTTTTACCCTTATTTTGCGTTTGCACAAGAATATCAGATACATTCGTTACTTCTGAAGCTTCTAAACCATATGCATTTAATATAGTTGTTAATATGTCCAATGATTGACCTGCTTCTGCAAACCCTGATTTTGCAAGCTTTGTTGATTCAGTTACAAAGTTAACTGCATCAGCAGTAGATTGACCTGCGGATATTGCATTATAAACATTATCAGCAATCTCATTCGCACTTATTCCAGTTTGATTAGATAAGTCTATAATAGATTTTTTCATGTCATCATAGCTTACTTCCGTTTCATCTGCTATAGTGCTAACTTTTGCCATACTATCTTCAAATGTAATACTTGCTGCAATACTTGCTGTACCAAGTCCTGCTATAGCGGTTGATACTGGCTTTAATTTATCACTAGCTTTTCCACTAACTTCAGATACTTTATCAAAGCTTTCTGCTAACTTATCAATTTTACTATTAGCAATTTCTTTATTTATATCTTCTAAAGCTTTTTGATTTTGAAGCATAGCCTTTTCAGTATTATTCATTTTAGTAGTAGCATTAACAAGCTGATTATTACTACTTTCTATGGCTTTTTCATTCTTAGCATATTCTTCTTTTAATCCCTTTAACTCGTCTCCTAATTTCTTAGTTTCTTCGCTATTCTTTCCTGTTGTCTTAATGCTCTCTTCATACTTTTTAGATACTTCTTCAATTTTTTTAGCTAATTCCGATTGTTTTTCCTTTTCCTTATCAATAGTAGAATTTATACTTAAAATTCTATCTTGATGTAATTTAAGCATTTGGGTTTGAGCTTGAATTTTAGCTGTTAGTTCTCTTTGTTTTACTGCTAATTGATCCTGTGCAGTACCAAATAATTTTGCTTTTTGAGAAGCGACCCCACATTCCGAACTTACTAACTTTAACTGTCTAGTAACTTCCTTCATTTGCTTTTGAAACTCGCTACTTGAAGCACCAATCTTAATACTTGCTCCTGCCATAATTCACCTCCTATACTTCAAATTCTCCTGGAGTATTATGCTCTATAGGACTTCTAACCATATCGAATTCTAAATAATCAATATAATCTACAATATCCATTTCCATGCACTCTAAATAACTCATTTTATGAACTCTCATGGCATATCTAAAAAGATAAAATAATATATCAACATATTTATTACTTTCTATTTCTTCATCTTTATAGCCATTTTCCATGTCATAATCATCAAAGGCGGAAGCTTCTTTTTCTATGCTCCCGCCATTTATTTTTTTATTAAGTTATCCATCTTCTTCGCTGTCTTATTTCCAATAAGTTCATTTAGCTTAATAAATGTAGGATATACATCTTCTAAATCCATACCATCTAATAACTGATCTACTGTAAACTTATCTCCATACATTTCACAAATGTACTCGCACATTAAATCATAATGTTCTTGGGTATAAATCTCCTTTTCAGAAGCTTCATTCATTACATCCTGAATCTCTAACATTCTTTTGAAGTGTCTTCCTCTCATTCTAACCGGTGAAAATTCCTTTTCCTTAACTTCTCCATTTTCAATAATCTCTAGTGTAATTTTCATAATCTCCTCCAAGTAAAAACCAGGACAATTTGTCCTGGTGATAATTGTTTTTTATTATTCATATGATGGATATTCTTGAACTTCAGCAAACCAATTTGTAATTGCTTCTGATGCAGTGGCATCTGATTCTAATAAGTTTGATTCATCTACTTGGATCGCATATAAATTTTTCTTCTTACCATCTATAGTATCCTCTTTACTTCTTGCATAGAAAGTCCCCTTTAATCCAGCAGTTTGTGTTTTAACCTTATCTTCTTGCGTTTCGTAGTTCAGATCAGGTCTTTCTAATTTACCACAATAATACCAAGTAAATTCATACTTACCATTTCTCTTCTTCGCTCTCCAACCTATAGCAATTTCTTTTGCTCCGTCTCCACTAGCTTTTAATAGAAATCCATTTTTATATAAATTTTCAAATAATAAAGCATAATCTTGTGGTGCTAAAGTATTGACATTGACCTCTAAATCAGTACCTTCATACTGTTCAACTATTTCCTCTACATTATCATCACTATATACCTTTTCTTGTGTAAACTTATCTGTTACCTTGGCACTTAATGCTCTTGCTAACTTCACTGGCGTACCAGTAGTATAAGTTTCACCATCATTTTTAGTAACTTCAGCTACATATATATCCTTTAAACCACATAATCTACTTCTAACTATATTATTTATTTCTGGCATATTACTCCTCCTCCAAATAATTAAATCTTAATGCTTTATGGTATATTTTGGTGTCAGTTTCAAAGAAATCTGCCCCGTCTAAATACCCAAAGTCATTTTTTATCATTAAATTTTTAATTTCTTTTTTCAATTTCCACTCATCATTTTTGCTCCAAATGTCAACTTGTACAGTATAAACTACGTCCTCGATTTCATCGTCAGAAACATTATTATTCCTGTCATTTAACAAGCAAAAAGTAACATGGGTATCGTTAATATTCCCATCATACCAGCCTTGGACAACTGTTATCCCTCTTTTAGATATATCCTCTAATGCTACTGCTATAATTTCTATAATATCCACTCTACTCACCTACTTTAACTTTGAAATTAAACTTTCATATTCACTTTGTGCTACTTTGCTAAAATAACCTTCTAACTCTTGTTTAGTACTCTCCATGTATGCAAATGGTTTGATTTTTGAAGTGCCCCATTCAGTGAATTTTACATAAAAATAAGGTGAGTTATCTGATTTTTCCCACCCTACTATTATGCTTTGATATCCATTTTTCTTTTTAACTCCATTCAATGGAACATTATCTGCAGAATGTTGTCCTGTTCTACTTCCTTTTCTACCACTAAGCATAGGATCATTGCTTCTTGGCATTTTACTTTTAGCTGTACTTTGTGCTTTTTTACCGCATTCTTTTAAAATCTTTTTATTAGATTTTTCTATTTCAGATTCACTTGCAATCATTTCTACTTCTTTAATAAGCTCATCTAAACCTTCAAACTTAATTATCATATCTATGTAACTCCATTGGCTTTAATAGTTACTATATCTTTAGAATTATTTTTAAAATCTATATAGTAAACTTCATAACTACAACCATCAAACTCAATAGTAAATCTTGCTTGTTTATTCACTATTTCCTCTCTCATTAATCGTATCTTCTCACAATATCTTAGTTCAAAGTTTAATGCATTTTGAAATTTAACATTAATGGCTTCATAAAGTTCTTTACCATATAAATCCTTAGGATTACACCAACAATAAAAATAATCTTCTGTTATTTCTTCCTGTCTTCCATTAGTTATCTTTTTAAATTTTCTTTTAATCATTATCTTAGCATTAAAAGTTCTTCTTAAATTTTTACTAACGTTATTATTCAGATGTATCATTTTTTCTCACCGCACTTTTTAACTGCAATCTTAATAATTCACTTCTAAAGTTAACTTTAAAATATTCAAAAGCATTATTATAAATATACCTACAACAATCTAATAGTAATTGCTTGTTTGAGGTATCAGCCTCAAAATCTAGGCTGATACCTGCTATATCATTTGATAAATAATCTTTTGATCTATTTATTATTCTTTTTAATTCAATATCTTCTTCATCCCAAGTTATCTTAAGGTAAGCTTTTAACTCCTCTAACTGTTCTAACTCTTCTATCATCATAATATATTACTTCGTTGCAGTTTTAGTTAATTTTTGAACTTGTGCAGTATCTGTGTTTAAGTTAGAAATATCGAATACTAAGAACGAATCATTATCCTTTGGAATACCATTTGCATATTGTTTTGTAATATAAACTCTTTCATCTTCTAAGAATTTATATTCATCTGAATATTCTATCTTACGAGTTGATCCAATTCCCATGAAGTAATCTTTTGCCATTCCTACAGCCATTTTACCTTTAGGCACTGCTACAGATTGAATAAACTTACCTGGTATTGGTAATACTCCATATACATATGTACCATTGGCAGTTAAAACAGTAGTTGCAGCAAATATCTTTTCCCAGTAATCAACTGGATTAACTAGCATAATTACAGATGGAACCGCTCTCTTACCACCTTTAGTTAATGGTGCCATTACATTTTCACCTAAAGTCTTTGCTGATAAATCTGCTAGTTCAACTGCTTCTTTATCTGGGTATACCCCCTCAACAACTGCTCCTTTTAAGTTTTTAATCATACCGATTGGTTGATCCTTCCCTGTTCCTGAAATTATTGCTGCTTCTAATGCTATTGAAATAGACTCCGATAATACAGCTCTAACATATCTATCTAACCATTCTGGGCCTAAATCAAGCATAGCCTTAGCAACTGGCATATATGCACTTAATTTATATAATCCAGTATCAACCTTATCAAATCCATGTTCTAATTCCTTTTTAATTGAATCAGTTAATTTTCCCCACCATGCACCTTCACAATCTGTAGTTCTTATTATCCATTCAGTTGTTGCAGTTGTATTTTGAAATGTTATCTCTGATAATAATGGATGATTTAATTCTAAATCTTCAAAAACTCTATCAAATATTGTCTTTGGCATTACTACAGTTAAATCTGCAAATCCTCTTTTTTCAATTACTTGTTTATAATATTCCCTTTCCTCTGAAGTTAACTGTGCTGATCCTCTACTTGCAAGTATATTTCTATCTGCCATTTCAGTATTCATCATGCTTCTAGCTTCTTTAATAACTCTATCTTGAATCCCTTGAGCCATTCTTACTAAAGCTTCTGTCATAGCTCCTTCATCATCATTAGATAGTGCCTCAGTTATTGCACTTCTTATTTCAGTATCATCTGTGTTATTATCTAAATTTCTAACCTTTGTATGTCCAAATAATTGCAGGTTCATTCCTACTTGTCCTAAATCTTTTTTATTTTTTAATATTGCCATTTATATATCCTCCTTATTATTTAAATGCATTAAAAAATGCTGACATTATGTCAACACTCCTTTTATTGATTTTATTTTTTTGTACTTTAGGGTTAACCTCTGGTTCTTTCTCCCTTGCTTCATCCGGCTTAATATCCTTTAATGATAAATCACTTCTTGCAGCTATTTCAGTATCTGCATATGCGGGTATAGGTGTTGCTGTAATTTCAAACAGTTCTACTTTTGTTATATCTCTATAGAAATTCCATTTTTCATCCCATCTTGTTTCTTCATCTTTAATATTAAACCCAAAAGAACAACCTCTAATAAGGCCATTTTTAACATTTTCTAATAAATCATTACCATCTGTAGTATTAGGAATTGTTAATTCAAATCTTAATCCCTTTTCATCTTCTTCAAGAGTTAAGTTTGAGTTGCTTCTTCCAACAACTTTGTTCCAGTCATGATTTATTAACATGAAAATATCATCAGCTCTTTCTTTAATAGTATCCTTAAAAGCTCCTGGCATTACTCTTTCATAGAACTTTTCACCCCACCTATCTCTAAGTAATGTGTAGTTCTCGTTAAATACTGCTGCATAACCTTCAAGTTTTCTTTCTTCAACATTAGTTGAACGTATCTCAAGATTTACCGTCCTTTTTTCCATCTTTTTCACCTCCCTTCAAGTTATCATTAATACTTAGTACAGATTGATAATTTTTTGTAACATAATGCTCATTTGCCCAATCTTCATCTATAGGCTCTTTACCTAACAGTTTCAAATTATCATTAACTGAATTAACTCCAATTCTAAATAATAAATCACCTGAACTACTCAATGACTTAATATCAACATCTTTAATTCTTTGAGTATCAATCTTCGTATAAGTTCTTTTTAAATACAAGCCTTTCCCATACATTTTTCTATTAATTTCACTTGTAATTAATTTTGCGATTGGATTAACACAAAATATTAAAAAATTATCTGTTTGCTCTTTAACTCCAGCAACATCACCTTTTATAAGCCCGACTGGTACATGGAAAGCAGCTGCTACAAAGTCTATAACATCATCTATTAACGCTTTAATATCTCTACTATTTTTAGCAGGTGTTTGATTTTGCTTTTCTTCATAATTCATACCTTCTTCTAAGTGAAGTACAGCATTAGGATTTTCAAAATACTTTTTAAATTTATTTTGAAATAAATCATCTAACTGCTCTTGTGCATCTTCTTGTTGTGAAAACATTGTATCCAAAGTTAATATACCCTTAGTTCCATTTGCTTTCTTATAACTTGCTACTGATGCAGATATAAGGTTTCCATACTCTGAATATAGTCCATCAATTAACTTTTTAATTGATTCATTATTTAGCTTTAAATAAAGAACCTCTGATTCAGTAAAATTTCTATTAAAAGCAAAATCTCTTACAACTACTCCCGAATATACATCCTCATACTTCATATAAATTTTAGGTGTAAATTCATCTGCTACAAATAATTCATCATCTTGTTGTATTATTAGGCATTCATTGTCATAAATTAATTTTGATACAACCTCATGCCAAAATTCAGTAGCATTTTGATTTTTGTTAGGTTCTACATTAAGTAAATAATAATTATTTTTCTTAACTTCTTTTCCATTTTCTAAAGTTTGAAACTCACTCATTACTAGTGCATTAGCAATTAATGAAATAACCGAATCTATTGCAAATTTTTTATAATAAAGCTGCAATGCAGTATTGCCATATCCAACAACTTCACTTCTAACTTTACCTTTAGAAAATCCCTTTACCCAATCCATTATTATCCCAACTTAATCACCTCCTTTCTAGTAAGCATAGCAACTTGTTTTAAGTCTTGTTACCTTAGCTTGTGGTATTTCACTATCTTTAGATAATGCATGAACAAAAGCAAAAAAGCCATCCGTTTTTCTTAGGATTGGCTCTATCTTCAAGAAACTTTTATTCCCTTTTTTATCTGTATCTACATACACATTATTTGTGTACCAACGCATCATAGGATCATCACCAAAAATTATATTCTCATCAGCAAATAATTTTTCTACTAATGGATGTATTTTATTATGAGTAATATATCCACTTCTCACTTGATCCAAAGGTAACCCATATTTTTTAAAACTATCTTCAAGTATAGTTTTTCTATAGCTATCAGCTACAATATTTATTATTTTATATGTCTTAGCTTTTTCTAAAAACCATTCAGCTATTTTATCCGGATTTATTGTATCTTCATAAATTATAGTACATAACCCTTTTTTTAAAGCTAAATCAATATCAAACTTTATTTTCCTATTTTTAATATTTAAAGCTTTATGACATATAAAGGTGTGGTGTAACCAAACTCTCTTTTCTCCAAACTTAAATAATAAACCACATCCAGCAAAATCTCGAATTGATGCATAGTCAATAGCTCCAATACAATATGCTCCCTTTATACTTGGTATAGGTTGATTAGTTGCAAGTATCTTGTCCCATTCTGCTACTGCGGTATATGTTTCTTGTGCTGGTAAATTCATTCTTTTAGTCATAAATTCAATTGCTAATTGTGGTTGATGTTGCATATCTTCATATTCTTGCTCCATTTCAACCTGAAGGTGCTTAAAATATCTTAAACTAGGATTTGCTTTTTCCCACATCTTTTTATCATGGACTTCTGATTCATTTTCCAGTCTAAAAAGCATAGGAAATAATCTCATTTTCTTATTTTCACCTTTGAGAATTGCTTTAGATAACTCTAAATAGTCATCTAATGGCCCTCCTCTTACATTCCCATTTGTAGTTATAAAAAATGTTCTTGAATGTTGTTTTTTACCTAATGCTGATTTAAATACTTTAATTTGTGAATAATCTTCAAATTCATGTATTTCATCAAATATTATACATGCTGGTCTTAATCCATCTTTTGTTCTAGCATTAGAAGTATTATATTTTATATAAGATTTAGTCTTCTTAAATATAATTTTCTCTTTGGTGTAATAAAAATGCTTTTGTAACTTTTTATTATCATCAATAATATTGTATACATCATCAAAAGACGTTTTTGCTTGGTCTTCTGAATTTGCCACAATATCAACATTATATTCTCTAATTCCATGAAACGAAGTTGTAAAATACCAAGATAAAGGACTTATAAAACCATTTTTACCAGCACCTCTACCCATAAGTAAAAGAAATGTATTCCAAACTACAGTTCCATCATCATAATAACAATGAGCACATCCTAAAACAAATTTCTCCCATGGCAAAAGCTCATATGGGAAATACTCATGTATCTTTTTAATAGCCATATCAATTTTATCTGAATCAACCCAAACGTTAGGTTGTGATAATTTTTCTTTTACTAAAGCTATTAAGTCTTTAATATCCTGATTAGTTAATATAGCTCCACTTTCAACTAAATTTATATATTCATCAATATGTTTGTTATAATTCATCTTCATCATCTACCTTAGGAGATGGTTTTAGATTTAAATCATTTAATATTTTTAACATTTGAGTATTAACTTTTACAAGTTCTGATACCGAATCATTCTTCTTATATCCAGTTTGCTTGCCATTCTCCCATAAAACAGTCACTCCTCTGTCTCTTATATCTTGAATAAGCCTATTTTTTATATCCCATAAAGACATATAATCATCAACTAAATCAATATATCTCTTTTCTTCAGTTTCATTTATTGATAATTGCAGCAATAAGTCCTCTTTAATTTCCTTATATAAATTATTTCCCAACTCTTGCAACTCTTTTTTATTGCAACCCTTTTTGGGTATGCAATCTCTAGTCCATTTATATCTTCTTTTCCATGATTTTAAAGTGTTAATAGGAACATCATATTTTTCAGAAATCTCTCTATATGTTTTACCTAAAAGATACTCTTTATGGGCTTTTTCACTTATTGCTAATTTTTCAATCTCATTCAATTCCATCACCTCATTTCACGTTAAAATATGGGTAATGCACCTGCAACTTTTTCATAGTTGCTCCCCCCCTCATGCGACTTTCTAAAAAAATCTTTCTTGCAAACTCCAACCCCGACGAATCAAAGCCTGAAAAATAGCCGTTTTTATTCAATGGGGGGCTATGCAACCACCTACCACCGTTCTGCTATTTCTATCTTTTTACGTTTAACTCCTCTAAATAGCTTTTCAGGATGCTCAACATTATGACATGAGTTGCATAAGCTTATTAGGTTATTAATATCTAGTGCTAATTCTGGATTAGTTTTTAAATGCTTTATATGATGTACACATTGTGCTGATGATACTCTTCCTTCATGCTTACATTTCTGACACTCATTATTATCCCTTCTTAAAGCCTTTGCTCTCTGTTCTAGCCATTCACTAGACTTATAAAATCTATCAAGGTTTCCACTTGCTATTATCTCTACTATCTTAAATATATCCATATAGCTCATTTCCTCCCCATTTTATAAACATAATTCATATTGTGTTAACTTTTTAAAACTCTATTAAATGCTTTTATTTTTCTTACTTTAAAACACTTTTCATTTTTATATAATTAACGTTACCTCAATATGTTTACTATTACTCTAAATAAAAAGATTTTTAGATCCTAAAATCTCTTCTTGCTTTATTCATTGTATCTTGTGTTATTCCAATATATTTTAAAGTAATACTTTCTTTAGAATGATTAAACATCTGCATCAGAGTTGCTATATCTCCAGTCTGTTTATAGTAATGAAAACCAAATGTTTTTCTTAAGGTATGTGTTCCTAAGTTTTCAATACCAAATCTCTCACCTATATTCTTCATAATCTTCCATGCCTGTTCTCTTCCTATAGGTTTATTGATGTTAGTTTTTCTAAATAGATATTCTTCATCATCCATTTCTAAGCAATACTCTTTGTATACTGTTCTTAATATTGGACTAATCTCTATTATATTTCTTTTATCAGTTTTCTTCTCTCTAATATCAATGTACTTCTTGTTTTTAACATCCTTAACTTTAAGCTTTAAAATGTCTGATATTCTTAAGCCTGTATATGTTCCAGTCATAACTAAAACATAATTTCTCATGTTTTCTCTTTTTAAAGTAGCTTGAATATCATGAAATACATCTGCATCTCTGATAGGCTCAACAAAATTCATTGCCTCACCCGCCTTATAGCTCCACCAGTTCTTCTATAAGAACTATGTCTCATTAACTCCTCATAATCTCTTTCAGTAAGCTTTTCTTTAGAGTGCTTCTTTCTATTAGGATTCAGCTTACTATAAGTATCTGGTTGAGTTCTTTTTACTATATCTTTTATTTTCACACTCTCACCTTCTTCTTTCTAAAAATAAAAGCACTCAAGAATTACTCTCAAGTGCTTTTTTATTGAAAGGGGATTTTTATTTAATTTTATATTTATAACATCTTACATCTATTGTATTATAAATTCTTTCCACTTTCCACTTTTTTGTTTCGTTTTTGTCTTTAATTTTTCTTTTTTTCTTTTTTTACAAATATCCTAAAGAAATTGCAATTTTTCTTAATGAATCATTCTTAATCTTATAGAATTTTGCCTTACTCATACACATATTATATATTATTTGCTGATTAGTATAAGTATTTCTAAAATAACATTCTTCAACTATTTCTTTCTCTGTTATATCTAATAAGTCTAAAGCTCTTGTAATTTTATCTACTTTCTTTTTATTATATTCTTCATCAATTACACAGCTTTCAACAAAGCTACCTTTCATTGTACTAGGATGTTTAACATCTTTAACAATTTCATAATTAGTCGGATAACCAAGTCCTCCAGCATCTACTGCAATTAATAAAAATGGATATTCTCTCAAATCATTTTCTACTCTCTTTTTTATATTTATA